CATGTTGAGGGGCACGTGCAGGTCGTCGGCGCCTTCCACGGTGTCCATGTTTTCGCGCTGGCGGATCTCGTTTTGCGTGATGGCGCCGGCCTGGCGCAGCTTCATGTAGTAGTCGGCGCGCTGGGTGCTGTCGCCACGCAACAGGCCGTTGACGTCGAACTCGAAGTACATGCCGCTGGCACGGTCGGCCGGCGTGAGGAGGCAGCTGTTGAGAGCCGCCTCGATGCGTGTGAGGTACGACAGCAGCGTGTAGTCCAGGAAATGCTTGTTGGCCTGCTCGGTGTTGGCATAGCTGGCCTTGTCCATTTCCATCAGCATGTGCAGGGGCACGCGGTAGATACGGGCTACCTCGGCAATCTGCAGCTTGCGGGTTTCAATGAACTGCGCGTCGTTGTTGGGCGTGGTCACCGCCTGGTATTGCGTGTCGGAATCCAGCACGGGCAGCTCGCCCTTGAGCCAGGACTCGCGCATGTACTTGGCAAAGTTCTGCCGTATCTGTTCGCGCGACTTCTCACCAAACTCGGTCTTGGTGGTGATGACGCCCGTGGGGCGTGCGCCCGATCCGAAGAACTCTGCGCCGTACTTTTCCACGGCCACGGTGAGCGCCAGGCTGTTGGCGTGCAGCCGGTGGGGTGCGTACCCTTCCAGCTCACCGACACCACCGAACCCACGGATGGGGCAGATGCGGGGGCGTGGCAGGCCCACGCGGCTGCCGTCGCGCTTGGTGAGCCAGTAGACGATGGCGCCGTCGCGCTGCACCTCTGGCTGCACACGGGACTTGTGCACCGGCTGGATGCTGAGCACCCGGCCAGTGGACTCGAATGCCTCGACGTAGTTGTAAGACTGGCCCATGGTGGCGAGGCTTACTGTCATGGCCTCCTTCCACTCCACCGCCGTCATGTACTCGTTGGGCTGGTCGTGCACCAGGGCGTAGCGCGGGTCTTTGACCATGCGCTCGGTGCCCTTTTCCGTCTTGCGCATGAGGCGCAGCGGGAGGGTGCCAACGGTTTCACCAATGAGTCGAATGGCGGAGAAGGCTGCGGAGATTTGCAGCTGCGTGTCTTCGCGCACGGGCACCTTGGCCCAGGTGGGGCCAGGGCCCAACACTGGCCAGCCTTCGGGGCTGGCAAGTGTCAGGTCTGTGCCTTTGAGGGCCAGGCGCAGCATCAATGAGCGTACTTTGTTCATCACGTTGCGAAGCTTTCCCAGTTCTTTTTGGCCCGGTCTTCGGGTTGCTCTTCAGGGGGCGCTATGGCCCGGCCCAGCGCCATGGCGGTAGACACCATCCCGTCGATCTTTTGTGTGCTGCGGGCGCGGTCAAACTTGACGTTGTCTGCAGCGTCTCTTGTGGCTACGGTGTTGCTGGCCATCCAGCGCAGCACCTTGTGGCCGCCGTGCGTGAGGTTGCCGCCCATATAGAGCCGCTCCAGTTCCTTGACAGGGGTGGACATGCTCCCGAAGCCTTGGCCGAAACCCACCATCAGTGCGCCGTCTTGCCCCAGGTCTGTGACCAGCTGGCTGGCGTTGAAGCGGTCGTAAGCGATCTGCTTGACCAGGAACTCTTCGCGCGATGCGTTGACATCGCGCCGTATGAATCCATAGTCGGTCACGTTGCCGGGCGTGATGATGACCAGGCCTTGTGCGATCCAGTCATCAATGGGCAGGCGCCCCTGCTTGCGCAGGCGATCAGCCGCAGCCTCTGGCAGGTACAGGTACAGCAGCAGCTTCCAGCGTTCGCCCGGTGCCTTTGGCGGGAACACCAGGGTGTAGGCGCAGAAGTCGCTGACGCTGGCCAGGTCGAGGCCGCCGAAGCATTCGCGCCCCTTCAGCTCGGCACGGTCTATCGGCTGCGCGCATTCGTCCCACTTGTCCAGATCCACCCAGCCTTCGCTGGCTTCCGTCCAGCGGCAGAAGTTCAGGCGCAGCACCAGGTTGCGCTTGCTGGGAAGGTCGCGCGCTTCACGCACCTGCTCGCCCAGGTACTGGGTGGTGAGCGAAACCCCGAGGTTGGGGTTTGCCTTGATCCAGCAGCGCGGGTCGGCAAATGGGTCGTCGCCCTTGTCGAGCGCGGCCACGTAGGCAAACCAGCTGTCGTTTTCGATGATCCCCTGCAGTACCTCAATGCTGTACTTGTGGTGTTCAAAGCAAACGGTGGTCTGGTCGTACCCACTGTTGGTGATTTCGAGAATCAGCGCACGGGTGCGGCCCTTGGTGCCTGCGCGCATCTTCTCGACCACCGTGGCATTCGGGTGCTCGTGCAGCTCGTCCACCACCACCATGTGCGGGCGCTTGCCGTCCAGGCCTCGGCCTTCAGCAGACACCACTTTCAGGGAGCTGCTGGTCTGGTGGTAGGTGATGTCCCTGGTGCCGATGTCCAGGCGGCGGGCCAACGGGCCGCTTGCCAGGGCGAACTGGCGGGCGTCGTTGAAACAGATGCCTGCCTGTTCGCGGCTGGTGGCCGCCGAGTACACCTCGGCCCCAGCTTCGCCATCGGCCACCAGGGCGTACAGGGCAACCGCTGCAGCCAGTGGGGTCTTGCCGTTGCCCTTGCCTATTTCAACGTAGCCGATTCGAAAGCGCCGCTGGTCTTCGGTGGTGTACCACCCGAACAAGGAGCCCACCACGAACTTTTGCCACAGGGTCAGGCGAAAGCGCTTGCCCGCAGATGCGCCCTGGTAGTGGCGCAGGCACTCGATAAAGGTGGTTGCATGCGATGCCTTCTCGGGCATCCACACAAGGCCGCGCAGGTGCCCTGTGAGCAGATCATTCAGATGGCGCTTGGCTGCAAGCCGTACCCACGGCCCTGCAACGATCTCGCCAGCAGCAACGCGCTGGGCGTATTCGGTAACTGCATCAGGCGCCACCTCTGGTGTGGCGCCGCCGCTCATCGCGCGTTCGCCACGCCAGCACCGGCGTTCAAAAATGCCTCCATCGGGTCGTCTTCAACACCGGGCAATCCCAGCTGTTGCCCCGTGGTGGACTGGATGCGGGACGCTGGGGTCAGCCCGAATTCCTTGGCGAAGCGCAGCATGCGATCAAGCGCACGGTCGCGCACCTGCGCGGCAGCGGAGACTTGCTTGTATCCGCTGGGCGTCACGTCCACCAGGACGCCGATGCCATGCTGGGCGCGCTTCTCTTTCAGGTCTCGCTCGGCCTGCGCCCACTCGCCCCACGCCTGGCAGTACCCAGCCAGTGCGGCGCGATCCATCTGCGTAATCAGGCCAGCCGTTACCAGGTGGGGGGTGATGCGCTTCCACTCCGCGCGGGCGTCGGTGTCGAGGTGCGCAGGGCAGGCCGGAATTTCCACGGGCACACGGTTGCTATTGCGTGCCTCCAGTTCCTGCTCGCTCAGCTTGCTGCGATTGTTCAGCCGGTGCACGTTGCCCGGCAGTGCTGGTCGTCCCATGATGACCTCCTATTGTTGGCAGGGGAGTACCCCCCCTCCCCGATTTCCCGGTGGCGCGCGAAACATTAAGCTGTCGGTTTCCGGTCGCCTACCTGGTGGACTTTTTTACCCCCCCTCCCCCTTCTGCGGTTCCCTATATGCGCCCCATCTGCCAGCCGCACGTTCGCGCTTGCTCTTGAGGTCATGACAAGGGGTGCACAGCCCCTGCGTGTTCGATTCGAAATCGCGGCCGCCCTGCTCCAGCGAGACTATGTGGTCACGCTGCGTGGCAAGGGTCACAACACCCTCCAATGAACAGGCAGCGCACAGCGGTCGCTTTGCAAACAGCTCTGCACGCGCCTTTTGCAATGCGCGCCCCGTGATGCGCTTGGCGGCAGTCGCCTTCTTCGTCCAGGCTTGCTTCGGATGCTGAGCGCACCGGCCCGATCCGTCATAGACAAGGCGCCCACAGTTGGGGTGAGTGCAAGGACGAGGTGGCGAAGTTGGCATTGAATGGCTCTGGCGTCATGGCTGGGATTCGAACCCAGGTAGGAGCGTGTATCGGCTGCGCGTGCCACACGTCCCTGTTACTTGCAACAGGCTTCCGGCCTGCCTCAGCGCATCACCGTTAAACCTCTCCGGCACCAAGACTGGTAAAGAAAAACCCCGACACGCTTTCACATGCCGGGGTTCCCGTTTCTCTCTCACTCACTCACCGTGCGGCGTTGCGTGGGTGGGGTGGACGCAACTCACACACGGTGCCTGAAATGTACCGAAACAGTCTATGTTGTAAAACTCCCCCGCCGCTTCGCTTCGGCGGTCACGCGCCGCTTCTCAGCCTCGGTGGCACGCTCTTGCAGCCACTGGTCAATCGCGTGGTCAGCCTGCTCCAGCTGCGCCTTGACGGTGGACTGGGCACGCCGCATGCGCTGCGCCGTCATCGGAATGCCAAGCTCCAGCAGGTAGATGCAGCGCAGGGTTTCATACAGGTGCGACTTGCTCAGCTTCAGCGACTCCACCGCCAGGTCAGTCTCTGCCGAGCGTTCCTCAAACACCGGGATCAGCATGCCGTTGTAAGAACCCCGTGACCACACCGTGGTGAGCGAGTTCAGCACCGAGCTGGTGGCATACCCACGCGCCCCTGCTTCATCCCGCGTTTTCCAGATGGCCCACTCTTCCAGCCGCATGCGGATGCGCTCAAGCCTGGCCATGCTCACCACCTCCCGCCGCAGGCTCACGCATGAAGAAGGCGCCATCAGCGCCAATGGCCAGCGCCACACCCTGCAGCGCAGCCACACCACAGGCGGCGCCGCGTGCAGCCGCCAACCCTTGGGCCAGCAGCTCGTTTGCTGCATCACCCAGCCAGGGCGTGCCCAGTGTGTGGCCCCGCTCCATAGCGTAGAAGTAGCCGGGCTGGCCTGCCATCGCACGCCGCACGCAATCGTTCACATACGCGCGGCCCCACTCCACCCGCTTACGGTCTACAAATTCAGCCGTCATCGGCATGTCATCACGCATGCTGGCCGGTTTGGTCATAGCAATCACCTCGAATGGTTGATGTGCACACGTGTGCACGTTGAGAGAGAAACAAAAAAGACCGCCCGCCCGGTGGGGGTGGACAGGGGGTGGACGGCGCAAACCCGCATGGCTGCTTGATCCGTCCACCTGTCCACCCTGACCACCTATATGGGATTGAGCTGCGCCCGCGTGCGCGCGCAGACACGCACCCGCCTGCCTGCGCGCCCGCACATGTGTGTGGAAATCAGGGCTCATGGGTGGACGGGTGGACGGATACGAAAAACACCCTTATGAATCAACCGCTTACGCCGTCCACCCCCCGGTGGACGTGGGGTGGACAGGGTGGACGGCGACGGCGACATGACCGCCCGGCAGCACACGCATACGCATGCGCCACCGACAACGGGGCGTGACCAATTCGCAGGGCATCCAGCCCGGCCAACAAGGCGGTTGAAATCACAGTGGTAGGTCATCGTCCCCATCCACTACGTTGAAAGGCCCAGGTGGCAGGCTTGGCGCCTGCTGCGGGGCCGACACGGCCGGGGGTGGAGGTACACCCTGCCCCTCGGGCTTGACGCGCTGAAAGCCGCGCCTGCGCTGGCCCTTGGTCTCACGGTGGCGCACAAAGCCCAGCGCCTTCATGGCTCGCGCTATGCGCTCATCCATGTTGCCCGCGCCATCAATGCGGTCAGCCTTGATGTTCAGGGCCGTGTAAAGCTCGGTCGTGGGGAAGAACTCCCGCGTTCTGGCAGCAGGGTCGCCAATGCGCTTGGACTCTTCCGCATTCACGTATTCGTGCAGCATGTCCTCCCACACATCCGTGCGCTTGAACTGCTCTTGCTCCGGGAAGATCAGCGCCTTCTCTTCTTCGCGCGTGGGCCAATACTGCTCACCCTGCTCAAGCCGGTGCAGCGCCTCGGCCAGCAACTGCGCCACCATGGCCCGCAGCACCGCCAGATGCACCACCGTCACCTCCAGCGGCCAAAACCGCCGGTCGCCCGTCGCATCCTTCAAGAACGTGTCGGCATTCGTCGTGCCCACATTCACAAAGTGGCGCGGCGCCTTGATGAGCTGGGCGCCATACGGCGGCCGGTACCAGTCCTCTTGCGCACTCAGATACTGCTTAATCGCCGTGGTGTCGGCCTTGTTCATCGACTCCAGCTCGGCCGACTCCACAATCCAGGCCAGCTGCTGCGCCATCAGCGAATCCTTCTCGCCCACCTTCACCCCGTTGTCGGTGAAGAACGGATCAGCAATCGCGCGGAAGGCAGACGACTTCGTCAACCCCTGCTCACCCTTGATGATGAGCATGTAGTCAAACTTGCAACCTGGCTGGATGGCCCGCTTCACCAGCCCCATGAAAAAGCACTTGCCAATCAGCCGCGTGTAGGGTCGGTCTTCCACCCCGTACACCTGCGGCAACCAAGTCTCAAGGCGGGCTTCGCCATCCCAGGCCTCAGCCTTGATGCGATCCACCACCGGGTTAAACCGACAAGACCGGGCCGCCATCGTCACCCCATCGCGCAGGGTGCCCTTGGCCTTCACGCTCAGGCGGTACTTGCGCAGCAGGTACTCGCCCAGCATCAAGTCATCCTCTTCGTTCCACTCGCCTTGCGGGTGGCCCCAGGGGGTGGTGCGGCTGCGCTCAATCAGGCGCGTGAAGTCATTCAGCCGCACCAGCCCCTTCACCTCGGGGTCAAGCAGCAGGCAATACATCACGTTCTCGCGGCAGTCCATCGGCCTGCCCTTGTGCATCACCAGGTGGTCGTAAATGTCGCCGGGCTCGTCATCGGCCGCAGGCTGGCCAGCCCCACCCCCTTCGCCACCGCCACCACCCGCAGGGGCAGCAGGCGCAGGCGCCGCAGCGGGTGCAGGGGCTGGGGCCTTCGCGTCAGCCGCCCCCCCAGCGGGAGCCGAAACGTTCGCGCGTTGCGGTTTCTGCAGCTCAATGCCCAGCACCTTGGCCAGCCACTTCAACGCATCCACCGCCCGCGACGTGCCCGGCCCCCACTCCATCACCAAGTCAACGGGGCTGCGCGCACCACCGCGCCGGTCGCCCATGTCAGCAACGCCCCAATCCTTGATGCCAGTGGGGTGGATGGCCAAGTCCTCTTGCAGGTCACGCCCCAACGCCTTCGACGTCACCCGGTAGCCCTGCCCGTGCACCTGCTCACGCCCACCAAACAAGGCAGGCACCCAGGCATGCAGCGCGGCCATGGCGGCGGCATTCACCTTTGCAAAGTCGTCGCCCCCGGTCGCTGCCCCACTGGGTGGGGCAGCAGGGGCCACCGGGGCACGGGCTGGCGCTGGGGCCTGATACTTCTTCTTCGCCTCTTCGATGGTCGCGTGCATGCGTCGCAACGCGCCCTCATCGGCCTGCAGCACCTCGGCCGGGGTGTCGCCATAGTGGCGCCCCGTCACCGTGAAATACTGCTTCTCGCAAAACATCTCCACGCCAATGTCGTTGGACTTCGCCGTGGTCGTGTGCCCCTCCAGGTAGATGTGCAGCCCCTTGCCCGAGGGCGACAGCTCCGTAAAGCTGTGAAACGCCTGCACGATCTTGGCCGCACGCTCTGCCAGTTGGCCCGTCTCAGGGTCAAGGCACTTGTCCAGGTCAATGCCAATCAGCCCGTCACCCGGCAAAAAGCCAAAGCCAATGCCCGTGTACGGCTTGGCTGACGCACTCGCCCGCTCAAACGCACGGCGCACCACTGGCAGCGTTGCCAAGCGCTCGCGGTCGCGGTCGCTACCCTGGCCACCAGTGCGGCGCCCGCCCGACACGTAATACGGCACCTTCAGCCAGGCGCTGCGCTTCGTGTCCCACTCAAACTTCCACAGCACCCATTGCTGTGCATTGGCCAGCCGCGCCGGTATGGCATCCCACACCGGGGGTTCAACGGTTGGGGGTGTAGGCCCAGTCTCAGCCATGCACACCCCCGCGCAAAAACAAGCCAGCGTCCCACCCGCCGGCGGCTTGAATCAAAAACATGTCAATCACCCCCAGGCGCGCATCGCACCCAGCAGCGGGGCAAATGGGTCATTGGCCGCAGTAGCGGCAGGCGCTGGGCGGTACTCTTTCACAGGTCGGTTGCGGTAGCCCACCTGGCGGTCATGCACCCCATGCCGCACACGGGCGCGC